ACGGAAACGGCGATGCTGGACCGCGTGTTGACGGCCGCCAAGGCGCGCGGTCAGGCCGTGATCCTGATCACCCACCGCCCGGCGGGGCTGGAGCATATGGAGCAGGTGCTCTACCTGGATGCCGGCCGGGTTCTGGAGGCCGGCGACCCCTGGACCCTGGCCCGATTGGACGGCCCGTTCCGGCGGTTCCTGGAGCGATGCGCGGTCTAGCGGGCGCGCTGGGCCGCCGCCGTCCAAGACAGGAGCGGAACGGCGGAAAAAGAGGGTTGCATTCCCCCGGGCCAAAGGCTAGAAACCGCCCACGTCGCGCGGCGGGCCCGCCCCCGCGTCAGACGCCTTGTGATCCCCGGATAACGGTCTCGGTGGACGGCCCTCGAACAGACGGCCCGACGGGACTTTCTCCCCGGATCGCCATAATGGGCCGCCGTAGCTCAGGGGTAGAGCACACCCTTGGTAAGGGTGGGGTCGGGTGTTCAATTCACCCCGGCGGCACCATTTTCCTCCCTGAAAGATCAATGCTTTACGCGCTTTTTCTGCGTTCGGTCCGATTGGACCGGGAACGGGAACGCATGGCGAACGCTGCCCATGATTGGGGGGCGAGTGGGGGGTGACGTTCGCGCGCTGTTCGCGGCGACTGGAGCCAGGTCGCCGGCGACGTGGATGCACCTGGTCAGGAAGTCTCGGCCGGGGACGCAGGCGGGCTCGGCCGAGGGAATGATCGCCGGCATCGAGGGCATGGTGGGAGCGGTATAGGGAATGTCCATTCGGCGTCCACCGCGCGCGCGAAGGGCGGCCCCAATCTTTGCCCATCGGAAAAGAGTAACATTGGCAATCAAGAGATCAGAGAAGTGATAAGCCGTTGAAAAGCGGCGGTTTTTCGGATCGGTCCAAAGAGTAACAATTGAGGAATGGAAAGGTAATGTCATTACTGTTTTAAAGGGTCATGTGCGCCCGCTCAAAAAACGTGTATAATCATAGTGTTCTGAAAACATTACTCTTTATGTTACTCGACCTAACCCGGCCGCAGTAATTTTTTTATCGCGGTAAATCAGGGGGTTGGCGGGCAAAATCCCGCCATATAACCAAGGTTACTCTTTTCCGCGAGCCCCCCAAAGATTGGGGGTGAAGACGGGGTCCCGCCCCAAGGCCGAAGCATGCAGAGATTTGCAGAGATCGGCCGCCGCCATCCTACCACGAAACGCCCAAGGCTTGCGCGGCTTCCGGCCGTCTCGGCGCTGCAAAGATCGGCGGCCGTTTTTGTGTCGTCCGCTCCCCCCCGCGCACGACAGACGGGGGAGTGGCGGCGGTCGGCGGCGGGGCCTGTGGGCTTTCGGTTGGATCGGCGTCGTTCCAACCGCGTCGGGGTGGTGCGGGGTGCGGGTGGTGGGAAGGATGGCCGTGGCATCCCCGCCCGTGCGGCGGGGGCCGGGGCGCGCCAACGCCCCGAGCCGGGAGTGAGGTCCTCCCCCACGATCCACGTCACGCGCCATGGAGCGCGGCCCGCCCTCGCGAGCCCGCGAGGCGACGAAAGGGGACCGACCATGCTTCCGGAGTCAATCCGCTGCCACGCCTGCCGCAAAAAGCTTGGGGAAATCCAGGACCTGAGCGCCGGCCTGATCAGCATCAAATGCCCCCGCTGCGGGGTGATCAACGTTTGGAGGGCCGCGACTCCATCCCGGTCGAGCCCCCCATCCGGGCGCCCGGGAGCACCGCACACGGACACGCCCCCCGATGGCACCCAAACCCCCGCCGGGCCGCAACGGCTTCAAGTACCGCCCCCAGTGGGCGGTCCTCGTCGTCTGCGATGACGAAGACCACCAGCGCGTCACCTACGAGACCCTCCAGGCCATGGGGCTGCGGCTCCGGGTGGTGGCCGTATGAGGATCACCGTTGAGACGGGGCCGACGGCCGGCCCGGGCTATCGCGCCGCTCGCGTGCGGTCCCTGTTCAACTGCGAGGGCGAGGCCGAGGGCTTCTCCCTCGCGGTCGACCTGCCGGACACCTGGACCGGGATCGGCGTCATCCACGGCCCGTCCGGGTCCGGCAAGACCACCCTGGGCCGCGCCTTGGTGGACCGCATCGGCGCCACCTTTTGGGCGCCGGAGTGGCCCGCCGGAACGCCGCTGATCGAGGCCCTGGGGCCGGACCTTCCGTTCGATCGCGTCACCCAGGTTCTGACCGCCGTCGGGCTGGGCTCCGTCCCGGCCTGGCTGCGGCCCCATGACGTGCTGTCGAACGGCGAACGCTTCCGCGCCGACATGGCGCGCCTGGTCCTGTCGCGGCCCGAGCGCCCGGTGATCGTCGACGAGTTCACCAGCGTCCTTGATCGCCAGATCGCCCGGGTGGGCGCCGCCGCCTTCGCCAAGGCGTGGCGCCGGTCGGTGCCCGGGGGCCGCCTGATCCTGTTGACCCCGCACGAGGACATCCTGGATTGGCTGGATCCGGATTGGAGCTGTGACACGGCCACCGGCGCGGTGACCGTGGGGAGGGGCCGACGGCGACCGCCGCTCCCCCTTGAGATCGTGGAAACCGGCTGGGCCAACTGGCCGCTTTTCGAGCCGCACCATTATCTGAAGCTGCCGCCCATGATCGCCGCCCGGTGCTACGTCGGCACCGTGGACGGCGCCCCGGTCGCGCATCTGGGCGTCACGACCCAGCCCGGTGTCGTGGAAGCCCGGGCCTGCCGGTTGGTGGTCATGCCGGAGTGGCAGGGCATCGGGGTCGGCATGGCCTTCCTGAACGCGGTCTGCGCCGCCTGGGCGGAGGGGGACAATCCCTTCCGCCGTCCCTTGCGGACCCTGTTCCATACCTCCCACCCCGGCCTTGCCGCCGCCCTTCGCAAGCATCCCGCCTGGACGCAGGTCTCCGCGACCCTGACCGGCGGCAACAAGGGCCGCTCGGCCGCCAGTCTGCGCCGGACGGGCCACGGAACCGGCTACGGCGGGCACCTGCGGGCCGTGCAGGGCTTCCGGTATCTGGGGGTATCATGAGGATCGTTGTGATCGGCCAGAAGTGGCTGGCCGCCACCGTCGCCGCCGACTTTGCGGCGGCGGGGCATGATTTGCACATCATCGCCCCCGACGCGGAGGACCGGTTGGCGGTCGCTGCCCACGCCCTGGGCGTGCCCTTGAGCCTGCACGGCCCCGGCCGTCGGCTGGAAGGAACCGCGATCCCGCCCTGTGACTTGGCCGTGGCCGCTCACTGTCATGTGTTCCTGCCGGCGGAAGCGCGCGCGGCGGCGCGTCATGGGGTGATCGGCTATCACCCCAGCCTGTTGCCGCTCCATCGGGGCCGGGACGCGGTGTGGTGGACCATCCATAACGGCGATCCGGTCACCGGCGGCACGGTCTACCGCATGGATGACGGCTACGACACCGGCCCCATCGTCGCCCAGGAGTGGTGTTTCGTGCGGGCCGATGACACCCCGGCCAGCCTGTGGCGCCGCGACTTGGCGCCCATGGGCCGGCGGCTGTTGTGTGACGTTGTGGCCCGAGTCGCTGTGGACGGGGCGTTGCCCGAGACGCCCCAACCCGACCTCACCCAATGTTAACAATAAGCCTGCGCCCCGCCACGGCAAGGCTCCCACTCAAACCAAACATGCGGTCCGAGTATCAATATCAACTTAAGGAAAGAACTTGCACGACTTCTCTTACTGCTTGGGCAATTCGGGTCGAGTAAGTCTGTGCCACCTTAGGGCTTACAATCACCCGCGCATCGAATTCTCTTGTCCCGGTAAATTTAAAATTCACCTTCTCGCAAGGAATTCCTGAATAATAGTCATTAAATCCATACTTCAGTCTATTAAGAACAGCGTCCGCCCTACTATTATGAACATTTTTTGGTTTCCTGTACTCAAAATCAAACACAACAACGTCCTCGAGGTAGTCATACCTTCCGGTGACGCTAATTCCGTGCGCTCTATCAAAATGAAAAGATTGTTGGCGTGCGCCAGCCCTATAATCCCCAGAGGATGATATTGAACAAATCATCTCAATAACAAACCTAATCGAGCAACTTTGTTTATCACTCTCAATCCACTGGATTGCATCTCTTAGGCGGCTCTTAATCTCGCTAACAGATATCCTGTCATTGCTAATATCCGCCATGGATTGGCCAATTAATCGGCTCATAAAATGGGAAATTTCAACATGTTCTGCAAAGCGCCTTTCACAAATTCTCTTTACTTTTTCTTCCCAATCGGCTTCCCTCGCAGCTTTAATAGGAGGCGCTTCGCCAGAAACACAGAAGTATAGTGTAGCACCTAATCCATAACTGTCGACGAACGTCGTCCGGCGGTTTGCAGATCCAGGTCCTTCAACTTGTTCGGGCGCTTGAAAGCCCATGCTTTCTCGATCAGTTCTAACAAAATCTTCGCCTACTGCGCCTTTATACCAAGAGAGATCAAAATCAATAACCTTAATATCGCCATAGGTTGAATCGGACCAGTCAAAATCCACCAAAAGCACATTGGATGGCTTTATATCGCGATGTAAAACTATTTCCGGAAGCATATGGGCATTCAGTATTATGTCTGCGGCCCGCTCAACTATTTTTAGCGATTCAAACTGATCAACTTTCTTGGCCTCAACAACGTCCCTCAGAGACGAACAGGACTCGTAATCCATAATAATCGTCGGCGGGACCTCGTATGCATCCCGCACTTTCACTATTCCACTCAAACGGCTTTTTTCTAAGATTTTGAGAGATTTGATCCCACGGCGAAAAGCTGAAAGGTACAATTCGTCGGAGTAACGCCTTTGATCCAAAATCTTAATAGCAATAGGAGAGCCATCACTATCGATTCCAGGAAAAACCCGCCCAATTGTCCGCCCCCCCAACGCTTCGCCTGTAATTTTATATCCAAACCAGGACTCATCGCCAGAAACCCCGGACGGCATCATGTAAGCAGAATGAATAGATCTAGCATATTTTTGGCAAAATATTTTGTAGTCAGAATACTCTATTTCTCCGTGTTCATCCATGTGGGATCCAATTAGATTATTCAACTGAAGTCGGATATCGTCAATATTTGGGAGCTTGTAAAGCTCATCCGCCGACAAGCTAGTGCTCTGCTTTGGCTGGGCTTTTCCAATGACAGGATTTTTGTCAACTTTGTCGAAGGATTTATATTCTTTTATCGTATTAATAATGCGGTTGAGGCAAATTTCATGCCCAAGAGTCGAAGGATATAGTATCTGTTGGATACCGTTTTCTTCAGCCCATTCCCTTTTCTCAACATGGGAATCGGTCGCTATCCAATAGTGCGAGTGCGTAGTTAGGTTGCGTTCTCTAAGGTTTAGTAGCCTATGGCTGGCGCCAATGTCATCGGCGCTAATGCCTATAAATACCACGGTGTTAAAAAGGAAGGTCGCTGACAAAAACTCATCGTGCAAATTTGAGTCTAATAAATTATCTAAGTCTTTCTTTGTAAAAATCCAGCTAGACTCGGATACTACGTGTCCATGAGGTTGGTAAACGTACGGCCTTTCTCTGAGAAGTATATCCAGCTTATCGTTTACATTTTTACCATAAACAGGGTTTACTGGGTCTGGCGACACTTGTGAAAGTGCCCGCATCAGCAAGCCATCTATGTTAAGAGATATAATTCCTCTAATATTTAATTCACAAATCATTTTATATATGTTGGGTGGATCAACGTTTTCGTCTGTGTAGAAAATTTCTCTTATACGATTTGAAAAAGACGTGCGCCCCATTATTTCCTTTATAAGGGAAAAAGCTTCCCAATGATTATCTGTAGTTTTTAACTTTTCAAAAAGAGGCCGCAATTTCACTTCACTTATTGCGTTTATGGAGACAATTGCATTCGCCTCTTTTGTGAGAATTCGCCTCAATTCCGCCCAAGTCGGAAGGCCGGCTGGTTGGCTTAGCCCTGAGCCCGCAAAAAAAACAATGCCTTGTCCAGATTTGTTTTCACTATGCTCTTTAGCCAATTGCAGCAGCGCAGGCTGCGCGCTAACGTCGTCAAGTGTCATCATATGTAGCGCCTCCCCCGCGTTCGAACTTAGCGTGGCACGAATCTTGGGGAGCGTCCAGAATGTATGCGGGCAATGTCGCTCATGCTCCGGCTTGAGCGATCCCAAAATCCTCAAACCCCACGACCTCGTCGCCCATCCAGGCATTGATGGCGGACTCGATCTCCATGGCGAGGGGGCGGAGCTCCAGGTACCAGAACACGGGCGCGGCCTTGGAGACGTCGCCGAAGCCGCCGGCGTTCTGCGGCACGATGCCCAGCAGGTGGGGCGGCACGCGGTGCGCGGCGAGGACGTCGTCGCGGGTGACGGTCTTCATGTGCAGGAACTCGTCCTTGGCCGTGACCTCGGCGATGGGGATCACCTTGAGGCCGTCCGCCTTGCCCTGGGGGGCGTACATGAACACGTTGCGGAAGTTGCCCGGTCCCTTGCTGTCCTTCAGGGCCTTGCGCATGGCGTCGATATCGGTCTGATCCTGGGCCGCGTCGGTCATGTACAGGATGAACCCGGCGTGGCTGCCGTTCACATAGTATTTGCGCCGGAACAGGGTCGCGGCCTCGTTCAACAGGGCACTCTGTAGGCAGGCCTCATAGGACGGCCGGCCGTAGATCTCCTGGGACAGGTCGGGTTGTTGCAGGTGCAGGACGTCGCCGGCGAGGTCGTGTTCCCGGCCGTCGATCAGCATGAGCACGCGACCGTCGCGGCGCACCCGGGTGAAGCGGCCGAGCGTCGGCTTCAACGCCATCGGCCGGCCGAGCACGGAGTCCACCCGCTCGATCCAGGCGTTGCCCAGCACGATGCGATCCTGAAGGATCCGCGTCATGGCCGCGCGCGACAGCAGGGGCGAGGGGCGGTACAGGCTAGCCAGCATCTGGACCTTGAGGCCGACCGCACTTTCATGGTGCGGGTTCGCCTTCAGGGCGCGCACCAGCCCGTCGAAGGACAGCGGCGGCTCATAAAACGACCCGTTCCAGGCGGACTCGAAGTAGCCCAGGATCTCGCGCTGGTCCAACACCGGCTCGGGATCGCCGAAGGAAAACACCTCGACATGGGGCTCGGCCGGGGCGGCGGACGTGGTGTCGGGAACGGTCCCAGGGGGGGTGTCAGTCATCAACAGAACTCCACAAAGCCGCGCCGGCCGGTTGGGTGGCCGCCGGTGGTGTCTTCGAAGTCGCGGAAGTCGACGCGGTCGAGGGCGTGCATGATCGCCCAGGCCACGTCCGCGTGCCCGGTGGTGTCGGAGCGGCTGGCCTGGAACGTCATTTGCCGCCCGGTGGGCGTCATGGTCTGGCGGATGGCCAGGAAGGCGAGCGGAATGTCGGTCTGGCCGGCGTCCCACTCGACGCGGCGGCGGCTGATCAGGTGCTTGGCCTTCAGCACCATGCGGGCCTTGGTCTCGACCGAATAGGTGATCGCCGCGGCGGCGGGCCAGAAGCCGCGCACCATCTCGAACACGCCGGCGCCGATGCCGGAGACGTCGACGGCCACGCGCTCCACGCGGTAGCGGGTGGTCAACTGGCGGATGGCCTCGGCCTGGGCGTGGAAGTCCACGCCGCTGAACGTCAGGCGTTCGACGACGCGATAGGCCCCGCCCTCGGTCTTCGGCGGGGCGATCACCGCGACCGACGCATCGTCGCGCGATCGGCTCGGGTCATAGCCGATCCACACCGGGCCCAGGTTATGGCGGTTCTCGCCGTCCGGAACGTCCGGCCACGCGTCCCAGGCATCGACGGAACACTTCTGCAACTCGGCGAAGGTGAAGAACGACGCGGCGTCGTCCACCCACTGGCACAGGAACAGGTTGGCGAAGTCGCGCGCGTTGTAGGCCCGGCGCAGGTCGTCCAGGTCGAACAGGTCGCAGCCTTGCGCGGCCGCGTCCTCGATCGTGACCATGTGGCGCCACACGCCGTCCGGCCCGACGGCGCCGTGCTTCAGCACCTCGTGGGCCAGCACGAACGCGGCCTGGTCCTCGCGCGGGCGGTCGCGGTTGAACTCCCGCCCGTCCCAGAAGCTGGCCGCGTCATGCCCGATGGTGGATGGCGTGGAGAAGTAGGTCAGGCGCCATTTCTTGTGGGTCGCCATGCCGCTGGCGACCTTCTTGAACTCGGCCAGCTTGCCGATCCAGGCGTATTCGTCGAGGTAGACGTGGCCGTGGTAGCTCTGGGCCGTCTTGGTGTTGGTGCCCAGGAAGTAGAGTTCCGCGCCGTTCCAAAGCTTGATCGGGGAGCCCTGAAGGTCGACGCCCGTGATGTCCTTCACCCAGGCGGTGATGTAGCTTTTGAACACATGGGCCTGCGCCTTGGAGGCCGACAGGAAGATCTGGTTGTCGCCGGTCTCCAGGGCGTCCAGCGCGGCCTCGCGGGCGAAGTACCATGTGGCGCCGATCTGGCGGGACTTCAGGATGTTGCGCCGCTTGTGTGCGGCCTTCGCCTGCCACCAGGTCTTTTGATAGGCGAACAGGTAGGCGTGGAAGTCCGCGCGCAACGCGGCGACCTGATCCTCGGTCAGGGTGTTCTTGGCGACCTTCGCCTTGCGCCGGCCCTCGGCGCGGTTGTGGATGGCGGGGTTGAGGTCGGAGTCCCGGCCCGTGGTCTCATAGCGTTGCACGCGCGCGGTGCGTTCGATCAGGCGGCCGAGGCGCTCCATCTCGTCCAGCTCGCGCTCGGACTTGTCCGGTGTCGCGATCAGGACGGCCAGCCGACGTTCGGCCGCGTCCTCGATCCGGGCCGCCCGGGGCGCCTCGTCCCATTTATCGCGGCGCTTCCAGCTATCCACGGTGCCATAGGCGATCCCCAGCCGCCGGGCGATGTCGGCGACGGCATGGCCCTGCCAGTACAGGGCGCGGGCCTGGGTGCGGGCGGTTCCGGTCTCGGGCGTCATGGCGCCCATGGGGCCGCGCCGCGCGCCCGGGCGCACGCCCCCGTGGGTTGGATCGGCGTCGATCCAACCGGGAGCCGGTCGCACGACGCGCGGCCCGGCGGCATCGTGGCGCCATGGGCCGCGATCACGACATCGACACCGCCGATCTGCACCGCCGCGCCGGCAACCTGCTGCGGGTGGCCACCCTTGCCGAGGTGGACCATGACGGCGCCCGGGTGCGCGTCGACGTGGCCGGGCGGCGCTCCGGCTGGCTGCCCTGGCCGGCCGACGTTGGTCGCAACTTCGTCGGCTGGCGCCCGCTGCGCCCCGGGCAACAGGTGCTGATGGCCGCCCCCTCCGGCGATCCGGCCAACGGCGTGATCGCCCAGACGCTCTATTCCCGCGCCCTGCCGCCCCCCGAGACCGATCCGGAAAGCGACGCCGTCCATTACGAGGACGGCACCGTGCACCGCTACCACACGGGCGACCATGCGCACGTGCTGGACCTGCGCGCCTGTGACGGCTCCGCCCGGGTGCTGACCGGTGCGGCGGAGACCCTGGTGGCTCCCGACCGGATCGAACTGCGGGTCGGCTCTTCGGCAATCGTCATCACC